GGGCGCAAAGGAACTGGAAGCCACGCTCAACGACATGGGGCCGAAGGTGGCGGGCAACCTAGGCACCAAAGCGGTGAGGGCGGGAGCCAAGCCGATAGTGCAGGAGGCGAAGCGTCTGGTGCCGGTGGTGACGGGGCAGCTAAAAAGATCGATCATAGCGGTAAGCGTGAAGAGTGCTAGCGATGGCGTGCGTGCAGTGCTGATCGGCTTTCGCCCGCCTGCCAGCCGTCGCGCCCATTTTGTAGAGTATGGGACATCGAAAAGCCCGGCACATCCGTTTATGCGACCGGCGATGGATGCCCGAGCTGCCGATGCGCTGCGCGCCATGCAGGAAGCTTTGGCGACAGGGATCCTGCGAGAGGAGTGGAAACAGACCATCAGCTACCTTGCTGAAGGCGCTGAAATCGACTTCGGAGAATAACGCATGGCAAAAATTGGTTCGCTCACCGCCGACCTAAAGCTGGAGAGCGCCGCCTTCATCCGTGACATGCGGAAGGCTGCGCAGGAAACTGCGCGCTCCACCAGCGCCATGCAGAGCAGCTTGGCTGGCCTGCAAAAGTCCTTCGCCTCGATCGGCACGGCGATGAAGGGCTTCTTGACCGTCCAAGGTATTCGCGGGCTTGCCAATATGGGGCGTGCCGCGATCAGCCTTGCTGACGAGATCGGTGATGCAGCAACTGCCATAGGCGTCGGCTCGGAGGAGCTTCAGCGTCTTCGTTATGCGGCTGAGCAAAGCGACGTCTCGGTTTCATCGTTAGACGCTGCGCTGAAGCTCTTTCAGAAGAACATCGCCACCGGCAAGCTTCCAGCTCAGACGTTCGAGGAGTTCATCCAGAAAATTCGGGAAGCGGAAACCCAAACCGAAAAAGTGAAGGTCGCCGTAAGCGGGTTTGGCAAACAATTTCAGACAGGGTTATTACTGGCCGCGACGAGCGCGGGTGAGTTCAACCGGCTGTTGGCAGAAGCCCCGATCATAACTGATAAAGCCATCGTCGGGGCTGATGCCTTAACCAAAGAGTTTCTGAAAATAAACGATGCCATTGCTAAAGGCTTTACCACTGGCTTTGTAGAGGAGTTCAGCAAGCACCTCGTCACTTCTGGCGACAACCTCAAAACCATAGGCGAGGCGGCTGATGAGCTGGGCAGGATATTGGCCCGCATTTTCGGCGGTGCCAAGGACCTCATCAATACCACCATCGAGCGCTGGCAGGCATGGCGTGACGTTATCAGCGAGATCAATGATCTGATCCCTAAGATACCGATCCCGTCATGGATGGGCGGACCTGACGCCGATAGCACCGCCAACCTCGGCATCATGTCGCCTGCTGACGCCTTCAAAAAATTAGCAAAAGATACCAAGGACGCCGGTGAGGCCGCAGAGCTAACCAAAGCACAATATGATGCGCTGGCACATTCTTGGGAGGTCGGTACCGACGTCATAAAAAACGAACTGTCCCCCGGCCTGAAGACCCTACACGAAACACTGGGAGACGTGGGTAAGATGGCGGCGAGCGCCTTTGCCGAGGCTATTACCGAAGGTAAAAACTTTGCAGAGGTTCTTGATGAGCTGGCGAAGGACATCGCCAAGATGATCATTCAAATGCTGATCATGCAGGCTATTAAGCAAGCCATCGACACCGGGTTCTCAGGGGCTACCGGCGTGCCAACGTCTAATTTTCATGAAGGCGGCATTGTCGGCAGGGAGGGCAAAGGCTCACGCATACTTCCGGCGCTAGCCTTTGCTGGCGCGCCACGGCTGCATGACGGCATGATGCCTGGGGAATTTCCGGCTGTGCTCAAGAAGGGCGAAGGCGTCTTCACGCCGGAGCAGATGGAAGCTCTCGGCGGCAGCACTACTACCAATAATTTTACCGTCATCAATCAGGCACCGAACACTGAAGTGACTGAGGAGCGCAGGGAGAACGCCAGTGGCGGCACGGACGTCACGGCAGTTATCCGTCAGATCATGACTAAGGAGGCCAGCGATCCGGGCTCTAGTTTTCACAAGACCATGAAGACTCAGTGGGGCTTGCAGCAGGCAGGGGTTAGACGATGACGCTGCCGCTGTGGCCGGATACATTGCCGCGCTGTTTTTTAACGAGCGGCTATGGGGAGGCAGCGGCTGATAACGTCATCACTGACGGCTATAATGTAGGCCCACCCGCTTATCGTCGCCGCACCACTGCTGGCCCAGCGCCCTACATGGGTAACATGCACCTGACCAGTGCCGAGTGGGACGAGCTATCTACGTTCTTTCACGGCACGTTGTTCGATGGTGTTATGCGCTTCCTGTTTCCACCACAGGGATCGACGGATGAAGCCCGCTTTTGGGTTTCCCGTTTCGTCGCCCCGCCACAACGCAGGGCATTAGGCGGTGATGATAGTTGGCTGGTGTCACTCAGTCTTGAACGGCTTTTCGTCGCCCAAGCATTTTTGTTTACGCCGCTGTTTAGCGAACCTGATATTTTCTACGCGCCAACTGTCTCTGGTGGGGTGTTTATACCTGGAGGATTTTTGGAGACGGAAGCTGGCGCGACGATCCTTACAGAGGCTGGCGCTCCTATAGAACTTGAAGATGTTGCTGGTCCGGACATCATAGAAACAGAGGGCGGCTCACCGCTAGAAACCGAGGCAGGAGATGAAATTGAAACTGAATAGGCTCGCGCTGGCGGCATTGCTGTGCATGATTCCATGGTCAGCCCACGCCGACAAAATATCTGAACTACCCGCTGGCGTTGCTCTTGTCGGCACCGAGGTAGCGCCGTTCGTGCAGAGCGGGGCGACCGTTCAGATCACGGCGAACCAGATAGCCACCTTTGTTGGCGCATTATCGCAAACACCGTGGGTCGCGAACATCAACGCTGGCGACTTTGATCTTCTCAACGTCGATCAGGCGGTGATTGGACATACAGCCCCGATCACGTTCAGAGCCGCGACCTCAGACGTGGAGTCGCAATTCCAGATTCTCATGAGCGGCGGTCCTACTGCCTCTTTTGGCATGGGCACCTTCAGCAATGACGGCACCGAGTCGCGCATGATCATGGGAAAGAGCCGGGGCGCAACTATCGGCTCCCATGCAGTTGTCGCGGATGGCGATACTCTCGGCAAGATCGTAGCGCAAGGCAGCGACGGCACCAATTTCGCATGGGCAACTGCCATCGAAATGCAGGTGGATGGAACTCCCGGCAATAACGACATGCCTGGCAGGCTGGTGTTCCGCACTTCTGAGGACAACACTGAGAGTCCTGATAACCAGCAGTGGATACACAATGACGGTTCCGTCCTGTTCACGCCGGGCAGCGCCGCTGGTACGGGTATCGTGTACGCGCAGGACGAGTTCGATAACGGTACGAACACGCCGTACATCCAACTTATGGGCGTCACCCAAGACAAAGGCTCAATGGCGCTACTGACATTTACCGATGACGCGGCCGGGCCTGTCTTTCGCTTTGGGAAATCTGATGGCGCTTACAGCGCAACGCCGACATATACAGCGGCGGACAGTGGCGATAGCACCGGGCGCATTACCTTCGAGGGTTCCGACGGTACGGACCTCGTTGAATCTGCCGCCATAAGCTCGGTCCTCGACGGCGCTACCGGCGCAAATGACATGCCGGGATCGTTGGCCTTTTCCACAACGGCTGACGGCGCGTCTTCTGTCAGCACCCGCATGACCATCAAGAGCGATGGAGGTGTCATCGTAGGTACGGGGGCAACCAGTCCTGGCGCGGGAAATATAATACTGTCCACGGTAGGCAGCTTCATCCAAACGACACCCACTACGGTCGGTGCGCTGCCGTCATGTTCGTCAACCTTGAAGGGTGCACGCGCTTTCGTCACGGATGCCAATTCAACCACATTTCATGCGACGGCGGCGGGTGGCGGCGCTAACAATATGTCCGTCGTTTGCGACGGCACAAACTGGTATCTCAACTAGGCAATGTCTCTCTTTATCAGTTGGCCTGCCGCGCTGCCGCAGGAGTTCAAGCGCGACAGCTACCAAGAGCAAATGGTCAACAACGTCGTGGTGGCGGAGTTTGAGGCCGGACCAGCGGGCCTGCGCCGCCGCGTAACCGCTAACGTCTACACGTTCAGCGGCAGCATGTTAATGACCACGGCCCAGTGGGAGGCCATGCAGCTTTTCCTGACTGAGGAAACGCTGGATCGATCGCTGTGCTTCGGCTTCCCCGAACCGGGCAATTGCGATTCGCCGCCGAATGAGCTGCTAGTGTTCATGGACAGACCGCCGTCGAGGTCATGGCTGGCGGAGGATTACTGGCTGGTGACAACCAGCTTCGTGGTGTTACCGGGCGGAGAGACGCTAGGAGCGCTGCTGGTGGCGCGTCATGATGATACTGACACGTTTTACGCGCCAAGCCTCAGCGCCGTGGGCGGGGCTCTTGCGCTCTTGAGTGGCGAAGCTGAGGGCTTCGCCATAGACGCCACCACTGAGGATGGCACGGTCGCGGTGATCGATACCGGGACGCCAGCGAACAACCTGAGCAACGTGACCCTGGCGGCGTCCAATCTCGTTCAAACCGGAACGTCAGCCAAGGTCGTGCGCTGGAATGACGGCACGCTGCATACCATAGCAGCTGGCGAGGTAGCCCAGGAGTATGACGGCACGCGCTTCGGCATCCTGATCGAGCGATCAGCTACGAACCTTGTTCTACGCTCGCAGGAACACGCTACTTCGCCATGGTTTCTCTCTCCGGGGGTAACGAGCGTTACCGTAAATGCCGCCGTTGCTCCCGATGGAACAACCACAGCCGAAAAACTTGTTGAGACCAACGGCAGCACTCAGGACAAGCTTCTAGCTCAGAATGCTATCACCGTTTCCAGCGGCGTTGTTTATACGTTGTCGGCTTATGTCCATGCTGATGAGCGCAGCCAATCAGGCTTAGGTTTTAGTGCAGACGACTTCAGTGGCGGGGCGTTCACTGGCACCTACGATCTACCCACAGAAACGTGGCTTGACGCTGCCGGGCAAACGTTTGGTTCTGGCGCGACCAACGTAGGACGCAACGCGGAAAATATAGGCAATGGCTGGCATCGCATCAGCATTACTGGCTCGATCCCGACGAATTCAGCGCAAGTAACCGTTGGCATGGGCGATGGCGGCAATGCCAATTATACCGGCGATGGGGTAAGCGGCCTCTTTACTTGGGGCGTTCAACTAGAGCCGGGTGACGTCGCCACTTCTTACATCGCCACGGCAGGCACGGCGGTGACGCGCAACCCGGATATTATCAGTTGCGCCACCAGCACCTATCCACACGACAACGCTGCCGGGACATTCGTGGCGTGGTTCAGGCGGCGTTCGTTGAACGGCGCGAACGACCGCATCTGTCAGGTCAACAACGGCACCGATCAGGAGCGGGTGGTGTTCAGGTTGGAAAACTCGTTCAGCCCCGACAAAATGTGCCTCGACATCGTCGATGGCGGAGCCACGCAGGTTGACGGCGGCGGCGTGACTAACACAGGAACCGTCAGCCTTGCAGGCAACAGGGCGGCGGCGTTCTACACAGCCAACGATAGCGGCGTCCTGGCAGACGGCGGCTCGGAGGTCGTGGATAATTCTTGCACTATGCCGACAACCACCAGCTTCCAGCTTGGCTATGCCAATGATGTCGCCGCCCGCGAGCTTAACGGCTATCTGTATCAACTCACCTACGTTCCGCGCCGCATGACCGAGGCCGAGATGCAGGCGGCAACCACATGACGCGCACGCTGACGCTCAACTTCAGAGAGGCGATCAATGCTCAGGAGTCAGGAGAGGTAGCGATCTTCCTGCTGACCATCGACCATCCGGATTTGCCAACGCCGATTCTGCTGTCCACCGATCCAACCCAGCTCGTATCGGACGTGCCGCTGGTATATAAAACCGTGTCGCGCGGCGAGGATTACATTTACGTTCCGATGCAAGTGGTGATACCGGATGAGCGGGAACACGCCCCGCCGCGAGCGCAGTTCCGCATTTGCAATGTCACCCGCGACCTGATCCAATTCATACGATCCACGACGGTACCGGCTACGGCCAAGCTAGAGCTTGTTCTGTCATCCGATCTTGATGAGGTTGAGGTTCAGTCGCCCTGGCTGGATATTATTTCGGTGGTCAACAGCGCCCGCGACCTGACGTTCGATATGACACTGAATTCAATGGCGACAGAGCAATGGCCCACCGATTCGATGGACCCGGCGTCATTTCCGGGGCTGCACGCCAAGTAGACTTCAACAGTTTTGTAGGCTTGCCCTACCGCGACCTGGGGCGCGGGCCTGATGCTTATGACTGCTGGGGGCTTGTGGTGGCGGTGTATGAAATGGCGGGCGTCAAGCTGCCGAGCTACGCTGAAACCTATGTCAGCGCCGAAGACCTGAAGGCCATTGCTGACCTGATCTCCGGTTCGCTACAGCCGTGGCGGGAAATAAATGAGCGGGAGGTGAAGCCGCTGGATGGCGTACTGGTGACCATGGGCGGTTGTGAGCGTCACATCGGGCTTGTGGTCAAACGCGGCTACATGCTGCACATTGGCTTAGACCTCGGGCCGAGCAGAATCGAGCGATACGACGCTATGTATCTAAGGAAACGCATTTCCCGGTTCATGAGGCACGAGGCTCTGACGTGAATGAACTTACCATCAAGCAATTTGACGGCGAGCTGTTCACATCGAAGGACACGGTGCGGGTCATCGGCCGTCCGCGCCCGCTGCTGCAGGAGCAAATTAACGTAGAGCTACCGGCCGGACACACCGTTGCTGAGCTAATTGAGATGGCGTGCGGCGAGCGCAGATCGCGCTTGCCGGTGGCCTACGCTGCTTACGTAGATGGTGCTGTAATTCCCTCGGCGATGCAGCACCGCGTCAGGCTGAAGCCGGGGCGCACGCTGACCTTCGAGCCGCGCCTGGCGGGCGAGCAGGGTCGTAACATCGCGCTGCTGGCGGTGGCGGTGGTGGCTCTGGTGGTTGCAACGGTGCTGCTAGGTCCATCAGGCACGCTGATGGTGACAAGCGCCTTTTGGGCAGCCGCTGCTGGCGCTGGCGTCGCCGTTGCGGGATCGCTGGCGGTTAATGCCCTGTTCCCAATCGCGCCTCAGAACACGCCGCTGAGCGCGCTGTCTGCCACCTCTACGCAGAAAAGCGTTTATTCGATCACCGGATCGAGAAATAGCGCTGGTCCATTTGAGGCGGTGCCTAGCGTGCTTGGCCGGGTGCGGGTGTTTCCGCGCTACGCGGCTATGCCGTTTACTTCGTTCTCTGGCGTAGATCAGTACCTTCGCATGCTGTTCGTGGTGGGCTATGGGCCGCTCGACATGACGGACATCAAGATCGGCGAAACCGACATAAGCAGTTTTGACGTGAGTGCTGGTGACGTGACGGTCGAGGAGTTCGATGGTTATGATTCTGATGGCAACCCGACGGTTTACACCAGAGCTGCCTTTGAGGAGGCGCTGAGCGTCGACCTTTCAGATCATGACGGCACATGGTTTGAGAGAACCACCGAAGCGGACGTGGTGGAGATCGGCGGCGACATTGCCGCCCCGCAGGGCTGGTATCTCGTTGATGATAACGGCAAGACGCAAGGGCTGGACCTTAAGGTCAAGGTTGAGTATCGCATCTCCGGATCAAGCGATCCTTGGGTCACCATCCTCGATAAGAACGAGAATAACTTCAAGAAGAAGAAGGCGTACAGGTTCGGCTTCAGTCAAACGGTAGCGCAAGGTCCCGCTTATGACGTCAGGGTGCGCAGCACCAGCGATGATCCGGATGACTTTCAGGTGGTGAACACGCTGACCTGGATCACGCTTCGCTCATTCGCTCCCGGCAACCCCATCAACTTCAATAAGCCGTTGGCTCTTATAGCCGTCAAGATCAAGGCGAGCGGTCAGTTAAACTCCCAAATAGACACCTTCAATCTCGTCGTTCATAGCAGGGTCAACACTTACAACGGATCAACATGGGATGGTCCTGATCCTGATGACTGGAATGAGTCAAGCAATCCGGCTGATCTTATCCGTCACGTCCTGCAAGGGCCGGGTATTTATCAGGCGGTTCCGGACGCACAGCTTGACCTCACTTCGATAGAAGCCTTCTGGCAATACTGCGACGACGAAGGCTGGGAATATAACCGAGAGCACAGCTTTCGCGGCTCCGTCTTCGAGACGTTGCAAACCATCGCTGCCGCCGGGCGCGGGCGCATCGTTCGCACCGATGGTAAGTGGGGCGTGATATGGGATGAAGCCAATGTTCCTGTTGCTCAGCATTTCAGTCATCGCAATTCATGGGGGTTTGAGGAGTTTCGCATCTACAGCAATCCACCGCATGCTTTCCGCTGCCCGTTCGTTAATGAGCAAAAGGATTGGGCGGCTGACGAGCGCATAGTCTATGCTGATACCTATAATTCCGCGAACGCCACCATATTTGAAAGCATAGAATTCCCCGGCGTTACTGATCCGGATAAGCTGTGGCGGCTGGCTCGCTTTCAGATGGCGCAGACGCTGTTGCGGCCGTCCACCTATACGATGATGACCAACTGGCAGGCGCTGTCCTGCACCATCGGCTCGCGGGTGTACGCCAATCATGACGTAGCTGAGTGGGGTTTAGCGAGCGCCCGCGTCACTCAGGTTAATGGCGATAACATCCTGATCGATGAGGAGGTGACGCTAGAGCTTGGCTTCAACTATCTGATCCGCTTCAGACAGGCCGATGGCACCAGCGTCACCAGAGCCGTTACCGTGCCAACGGTCGGAGCTACTAAACGACTGGTGCTTGCCGCCAGCACCTCGCCCGATCCAGAGGTCGGCGATCTCGTGATGTTCGGCAACGATGTCGGCGGTCCTGCCGTGCTGCTGCGGGTGCGGGACATCGAATGGCTGCCTGATCTTAATGCGCGGCTGACGCTGGTTGATGACGCACCGGACATTGCAATCGCGGACGATGGACCCATCCCGGCGTATGACTCGCAGGTGACACCGCCGGTCGATGTGTTCTTACGCCAGCCCTACGGCCTTACTGTTATCAGCCAAACCTATCTGGTAGGCAACGTGCCGTTCATTAGGGCGGTGATCAGTTGGGGTGCGTTGGCGGTAGACGTGCAAGCCTTCGAGGTCGAGTTTCGCGATGACAGCCAGCCGGTGCCTATTTGGGAGAAGCTGATAACGGTCGGGCCGCAAACTCTAACGGCTGAGGCGGATGACTTGGATCCGGGCCTCTATAGC